TCTCCTTTTTTCCTTTCCCTTCTTTTTCTTGATCTTCCGGTGGTGTGCCGCCACGCCCCTGGTTATTTCGGGTTCCTTCACCTGAGCCATTTTTTTTCGGTTCGCCTAGCTTATCCCGCGCCGGTTCAGCCTGTAGTTTCTCTTGTATGCTCTCAGCGTCCATATCCAGCGGCAATTCCGGGTACAGCTTCTTTTCCGTCTCGTACCGCAACCGAAGTTTCCTGAAATTCCCAAATCCCATTTTCTTTGACAGCTCACTCAACGGAATACCCGCCATATCGTGCAGAGAGGCGTGTTTCGACCCAAAGAATGCCCTGGCCCTGGCCTCCGCATCGTCAACCTCGCTGGTTGGGAACGTGATTTCGACCAATGATTCCGGTTTCACGGCCTTTTTCTTAAAGACCGGCTCTTGATTTTTAAAAGATACCGCTTCTTCAACCTTGAACGTCTCAGGGAAGTCGCTCACGGCGCTTTTCAAAAAGAATACACCGCTCCAGAAGTCGTAACGGAGGAACTTTTCAAAATAATTGATCTCATCACTGATCCGGTCACTCATCGGACCACGGCTGGACTTCACTGAAGCGAACGTCCCCTTGGATTGACCCGTTGAAACGTCTTCAGGCTCGTTCAGCCCGCTTGTGACCTGCTGTAAAATGTCCGTATCACTGTCAGATATGTTCGGAAGGTTCGGATTCAACACCTTGACTTCCATATTCGGCCCCAGGACCAACGACCCGCCGGGGGTTTTCGCGGTGGCGATCCCGGTCTTGGCCCTGTCAGAGTCGGACATCCGCATCCACTCAATCCATGACCGGATTTCCTTGAACTGGAACGCGTACACATAAGCCCCGGCTGATTTCTTGTGGTCGATCTCGTATTTCTTGAGATTTTCCCAGTAATTCAGCCATTCAAGTATTGTCCGAACGTGCCCGATGTTCCGTTTTGTGATATATGACTTGTCCCACTCAATGATGAAGCGCTTAAACCCACCGATTTTCTTGAACTTAGCCCTTCGGCTTCCCTTCAGCTTTTCAGCGGAGTACCCGTGTTGTTTTTTGGCAATGGCCAGCAATTCAGGATACCTGGCGATGAATATGGATGGGATTTGCTCGTCGATATGTTTGACGTCATCTTTGATGCAGTAAATCAGCGGCATAGTGGTTTTGTTCGGATGAAAAATTATCCCGCTTTCTTCGCCATCGCCTGACTTAATGCAGGCGGGATCAATGAAATCGATCTCGATGAACCCGTCATCATGAACGGTGGCACAAAGTCTAAGTTCGCCCTCTATTAATGAACGCACAACGTACTTTGACCAAAAATTGTAAAGGCGATTACGATGGTCGAGTTCAACCTCTTCAATCGCCTCTTGTATTTCAGGAATATCTGAGCTTATTTCAAACCCGTACCCAGCCATGCGTCCGCCTAAACCTCTAATGGCGGTATTCACCTGCGGGGTCCGCTGGAATTTCAACCAACATTGCGCTTGCAGAACTTCCCTTGTGAGGGAATCGTCGTCTTTGTCTGAAGAGGTGGATACTGAAAAGCCGTCCGCGTCCGCGCCACGGTTAGATCCGGTGCCAATATCGTACTGCCACGGAGCGCTCATGTTTACGCCAGGGAACTCATGTGCCATGGCTTTCAAATATTCGTCTGGTATGTCTTCAAACTTTATTGTGCCTGTCTCTGTCGTTGCCATTCGTTACCCACAAAAAAAAGCCTGAACAAGAAACAGAGGGGGATCTGTTTCTCATCCAGGCTTTTGAAAAAGCTCGCTTAGTGGAAGGTTTTATGTGGCGCTTGAAGCGCTCAAACTACCTATAGGCTGTTCTTATACCCGCAATTCTTACATTTAATAGTTATCCCGTGTTTTTTTGATCCGAATGAAGGGACTGCGAAAAAAAGCAAGCCATCGCATCTTTTACATTGGATTCTTTTTGTTTTATCACCCTTTTGACTGATGAATTCGTCATAGGGTCTCACTTTTGCAACCATGTTATGCACCCATAGCACGTTAAAATTACGTTGTCAAGTCTTTTTTTTAGGCTTTTTTTCACGCACAAATCCATTTATATCTCTTATCTTCCATCCATATGGAATGGCGCACGCAATAATGCTCTCGTCTAGCCATTGCTTTACGCTTCCCGGCAATCGACATTCCCATTCCGTTTTTTCTGCCTTGTTATGAAATGCTAACAATATCCATATTTGTTCACCCATCGTTTGCGGTATCCAAGCACTTTGAACGATATTATCAGGCCAAACTTTTTTCATTATATCGTGAGGGCTTTCATTATATTCCCAATTATACAAATCAACGCGAAGTGCTGAAATGTTTTCAATAATCATTAAACACGCCTCCTATCTATCAGGATGTGAGCCTTTCCTTTTTCTCCTTCCGATTCTCGATTGAACTTCACGCTGTCGGGTTTTTTTGAGAGCCATCCGCAGCTTCGGTCCTCAAAACGTTTCTATCTGCCAACTTAGGGTGATCCATTGCTCGCATTTCAAGCGAGATCATTTGGAGTATTTTGCCGGCACCACCGGCTGGGCTAATTTCACCTTTTCCCATACCTTCCATTGTTTCTGTCACAAACGAAACGAAATCTTTAGAATTTTGAATTTGCATTTTGATACTCCTTTCTCTTTTGAGAGATTGATTTATTCAGCAAGGCTGTGGCATCTACCATGCTCCTGAATTCTTTTTATAACCTTTCAATGATACCTCCCAATAAGCCCCGTATCAGAATAAAAGAATCCGAAACTCTTCATGCCCTTCCGTTGCCGGAACGTTTCCACCCCTAAACTCAACCCCCCGTATATGGCACTTCCGAGTGCAAACATGCAGTCATCCTGACGACCGTACTTCTCCCGCTTCTCTGGGCTACCGAACTTCCCTTTGGTAGCAGCTGGGTTGTGGTCGAACACCCCAACCTCTTCCTTCAGGATATCGTCTTCTTTGTTCCCTCTGACCCACACACGCGGTGTCTTGAACCGTCCATTCTTGTACGCCAGGAATAATTCCGTGAACATGGTCCGTTGCCGAGAATAGGTCGGGTAATAAATATGCGCCGAAATCTTACTCTCCTCACACCAGTTCACCAGGTCCACCGCGCCCCACCGCTCAGTCCCGAACGAATCAATCCCGTCAAACTCGTCCTTGATAGCAATCAACGTATCCTGCACCGCCTCAATAGAGTGATCCTCAATGTTAGACAGGTGCAACAGACAATACATATACCGTGGCGCTTCGGCATCGCCCACCGGAAACGGGTTCGTGCGGCTTCCCATTAAACCTTTTGCCACCGCAATCACAATTGTTTTGGCCGCCGACCTGGTTTTCATAGGGTCAGCCCTGTCCATCCCCGCCAGTATAGCCCACTCAGTATCGTAGACCTCGCTCATCTTGTTCAAATCGTCGATTGTCGCCATAGCCGCTTTTCCGCTCACCTGATCCCGCAGCTCATACACGTCCGATACAGGCCACAGCCTACGGTCCATATCTTCAAAGCGACCGGCATGTTGCGATTCTAACTGGGAAACGATCTCAATAGTCTTCCCCACGTCCAACTCAGGGTCCCCGGACCTACGGATAATCTTCTGCTCTTGCTGTATCAGTTTGTTCTTGGCCTCAATGATCTCCATCAGCGCAGGGTGGACGTTCACCTGTTTGTCGATACCTATGTAGTTGCTCGCTTCTATGATTTCGTCCGTGAACACCCTCTCAGCACCAGCAGACCACAGGTTCTTAAAATACCGCTCAAAGTCTCCGAATGGGAATTTTTCCTTGTACGAATTAAGCTGCTGTTGGGTCATGTTCGGATTAAAAAAATCTTTCGCTTCGCCCTTCTGGCTGCATCTGTAAGAGAAAAACAGGGCCGGGTCTTTTTTCTTTCTGTAGGTTTCGTACAGGCGGTACAGGACGTGGCTTTTTTCGGATACCGTTGAGTCAATCAACCCAATCGCGTTGGGAATGTTTCTCGTGGAACCGTCGATCTGGACAAAAAACTTAGGGTTCTTCATATCGAACATTTCAGAAAAACTGTAGCTTGTGATGTTGGACAAGATTCCACTAAATGACGATACAGCGCGTATAATTGACTGCCGCTTGCCGGTCTTGTCTACAATAACGATCTCTTTTTCTTTAATGTTTTTTCGCCCGATGTTGGCGAGGAGCTTTGGTGAGTTTAAAATGATATCCCGGATGATGTCATAATGCACAAACCTGACTTGCTGAGCGCTGTTCGCCCCAAGGACAGACTGCTGCCTGGGCCAGTTGAAGAATTTCCACAACGTAATTAAGCATACCAATAGGCTCTTACCGTCTCCTCTTTGCCAGCAAAGAACAATCAACTTGTGGATAAACTGCTTGTCTTTCATACGGAGGGCTCTTAATAGTATATCCTGCTGCCCTTCCCACATATCCTTGTACGAGCGACCCGTCTCAGGGTGTTTGGTGTCAGGGAGTTTCCCCATCAAGACCCATTTGGGGATACTCTCGCCTATCGGATAAATATTCACACGCACGTTTTCATTGCACCATAGAATCATGCCTTCCCCGCCATCGCGGTATTTTGGGTTGTATGCTTCGGTTTTCATAATTCCCAGGCTCCGGGTGAGCTCATCGCGCCCACTCTTTTCTCCATTACAATTACCATTTATTCCATTTTGGTAGCGGGGGAGGGACTCGAACCCTCGATCACCGGGATATGAACCCGGCACCTTACCACTTGGCCACCCCGCGTTAGGTTTTCCTTGCTATCCACCACACCCGAAAAAAATCAACCCCCCGGGCTCTTCTTCTCAAACAACACATTCCTCCAGGACTTATTCAATTTCGAGATGTTCATCAGCGCCTTCCGCAGACGCGTGCCAGCCGCTTTATTCCCACCATAGAACTTCACGCCTTCCGCATTCACGATCTCTATCTGCTCCAGGATCTCATTAAACATTTCCTCGCCTTTCATTTTCAGTCTCCTTGTCCCTGCTAATTTAAACTCGTTGGGTTAAACTTCGTTAGACTACCCAAACATCCTTAATTGGTCTCCCGCCCCAGTGTTGCTTTTTTGCACTTAGAGCCGCAGCCTAATTTGTTTTTTGGAAAAGCGTCTAAACCCTTGAATCTTCCACAGTTCGTACATCGTTTTTTAAGGGTATCCATATCATTCCTCAGAACATAGAGAACTATAAAAATTCTTATCCCCCTTTTCCATCAATTCCTCAATCCCAACCCCGGTCCCCAAATCCATCACACCGGTAGCGCCATACTTCTTTTCCCACTTCTCGTTGATCTTCAAGTCCTTGAGCTCGCCATTGATGCACCGTAATATCTCTCGTATCTCCTTAAATGACGGGTCCACGCTACGGCTGCCCTGTTTGTTCACATATGTAATATCTTTTACCGCATAAGCGATTTTCTTCATCCGGATAAGCTGATGGTACAAGGGCATCAAGTGATACCCAACCCTTTGGCGCTCAATCCCGTTCAACATATCTCCCACACCATCCGGGGAAGACGGGTCAACACCCTCAAAAACTTTCTTCATGTACGTCTGCTCCAGCTTACACCTGCCCTTTTTCTGGTAAGGGCAGTCATCGTACATGGCACAATCATCGCTACACTGAGATACGGGGTCCCACCTCAAAATAGATTTCCCATTGACATTGCCAACCGTAGGGTACAACTGGTTTTCTTTTTGGGGGTCTACCGGCACAATCTTTCTCTCCTGCTTATGTATAAGGGGATTCAAATTATCCCAAATCGTCGTGCGATTACAGCGAACCTGGTCACCTATTAACATACGTCCTGAGCATATGTCAAATAAAAAATGGGGGATTGTGGAAAACCGTTGGAGGATATTGGGATTGTGGTGGGTATTTCGGAGGCGGGACTTCTACCTGAAGGAAATCGTGTTTTGAGAGGGATTTTCTTCAGGAAATATTGTGGTGACTACCCCGTACCCCATGTAAGGGTGGGGGGTGCCGAGATAAAAGGAGGGGCACCCCTAAATGCAGTCATAACGCAGCTTAATAGAGTATAAAGTGGTGGGTTGTGGTGGGTGGTGGGTCGGCCGGTTGATCGGTTGATCGGCTGATCGGTTGCTATCGAGAGCAGGTGGGGGGTTGACTAATGACGCAATGACGCAATGCGTTATGACCGGGTGGTCACCCATCATCGGGGGCAGTCACCAATTAGGCAACCCTAACATTGATAGTGTTAACTAACTGTTAACCAAGCCCTTAACACCT